AGGCATTCTTAATGTATTCAGCCTGCCAGGTATTGTTGCTCTGGTCGGCTTGTCCATTCTGTGAGCTTGTCATATCCACCAACTTGTTCTCCATCAATAATAATAAAAGGCATACTCTTTACTGTAGGGAAGATACTCACAAACTCATCGCGTGAGAGATCTACTCCTATTTTCATCTCAGTGTACATGAGATTCTTCGACTGCAGATGCTGCTTTGCCATTACACAGTATCCGCAATTGTCTTTTGTGTATAAAACTATATGTTTAGCCATCTTCTTTGCTCCCATACATTCCGCCGGATGCCCTACGCTTAGGATCACCCCATACAACATTTGCTCTGACACGCACGAAACGTTTGTTTGTCTGAGTGCCAGGAACAGTTACCCAAGGGTTCTGACCCTTGATCCAAGCCTTACGCTTGTTCATCGCCACATCGCCCTCAGAGCGACCTTGACGGACTTCCTTGACACCAGCTACAATGTTACGGCGCTGGCCCTTTGACACCACTGTCTTACGAGTTCTTTTCTTACCCACTGATTAGTCTCACTTTCTTTCCCATATTACTTGCTTATAACACCCTTGTCCAATAAAGTCAACGATTGATCTCTGTCAATGTACTTATATTCGACCTTCGTAGGTTGAAACTCTTTGATAGCCTCGAATACATCGTTTATATCCAGCGTAGAACACGTGTACACGTCCAGTTGCATTATGGCAGGCTGAACTTCATCCCATACGTGCATAGCGATGTGAGACGTTTCTATGATCGTTACAGCAGTAAGGCCTTGGTTGCCTACCATATCCGAATACACGGCATAAGGGCCCATCAGAATGTTCATCCCAATACGATCTACAAGATCACGCATCCACTCTTTAATGTCCGTTGCATTGTAGGGTGGGTCGTTCAGCTCGGCACGAACTATAAGATGTTTATGTTCAAGTATCTTAGACAACGCATATGGTTCCTTATTTGATCGATCGTAAATGTTCTTTGAGGATGTTGGATCCGCCAATGCGGACGTTGATGATACCGTTATAGTAGTCATCTGTCTCGAGCACTCTACGCTCGAACTGCTCTCTGGCTTCTAGGTAGCTGGCAATTCCTTTACTCGGGCAGAAGTGCAACACTTCGCGAGTGAAGTTGTCAGGACCAAGACGTTCAACATCGGCCTTAAGCCTGTCGCTCGAACCCCAGTAATCGCGCCAATCGCTTTCCTTTGTCGAACGTCTCTTCTTTGTTTTGCCTTTGAGAGGTTGCTTAGTTACCTTGAACCTAGCTAGCTTCTTACCTACGTACTTCATGCCGTTGGTCTTATTGGTGATAAGATACACAAAAGCTTCGCAGCCTTCTGGCAGCTCTTCTATCTCATTACCCTCAAATAACCAAACCATGATATCTTCTCGCTTGTAAAAAGATATTTATAGGTTCAATTACTCGTCTTCCCAGTACGTGTCTTCTTCTTCCTCATCGTCTTCTAGCTCAATCTCTTCGGAGCAGAAGGGGCAGAAAAGTATCTTGTCTGGGTTGTCTACAATGGTTACAACCTTAAACTCGGAGTCGCAGCTTTCGCAGCAGTGCCATTCGTTCATAGAGAGAATCCCTTAAATGTGTTTTCATCAACATCTTTTTTCACTCCACCATTTATATAACTAGTGATTTCTGTTTCCTGCGGAGCCACCTGAACGTCAGATCCAGAGATCCACTTCATTGTCCATGGGAGAGGGTTAGCACCTGGCTTACCATTGAGGCCGATTGCACCCATACGCTTTGCAGCAATGTGGTCTACATAGTCACAAAGAAGTTGCTCATTGAGACCAATCATCGAGCCGTCCTGGAAAAGGTAATGTGCCCAACTTTTCTCTTGCTCGACCACTCGATAAAACATACTGATACACTCATCCCGTGTTTCTTCTTGTATGCGAACAAAGTCTTCATCCTCTTTCGGTAGAATTTTGAGGAGCTGCTGAGTTGAGGCAAGATGAACATTCTCGTCCCGCGCGATGAGCTTGATGATCTTGGCGTTACCTTCCATCTTCTTAACTTCGGCGAAAGCCCAGCTACACGCAAACGAGACATAGAATCTTACTCCTTCAAGGGCATTGACTGCATTGAGACACAGCCACAGCGCCTTCTTGTGTTCATATTCATTGTAGAACTCACCTGGATCGAATGCGAAGTTGTTCCACTTAATCAGATCATCATAGTACTTAGAGATGTCCTCTGCACAGTCTAGGATCTCAGGAATGTCGAGCATCTCGTCAAAAACCTTCGAGGGGTCACTATACACGTTTCGTATAATATGTGTATACGAACGGGAATGAATAGTCTCAAAGAATGCCCAAGTCTGGATCCAGGTTTCCAGTTCAGGCAACGAACATATAGGGAGGAAAGCCAAGGAGGGAGCTCTGCCCTGTACAGAGTCCAAAAGTATTTGCCTTTTGAGATTTGACGTAAATATATGTTGCTCATGCTCACTTAGACCTTTAAAGTCTTTTCCGTCACGAGATAGATCGATCTCTTCCGGACGCCAAAAGAAACCCAGTTGCTTATCTGTAAGTTTTTCGAATATAGGATAGCGCTGCTTATCATAGCGCGCGATGTTTACCGGCTCTCCAAAGAAGCAGGGCTGACTTGTACTTTCGACCTTATTGCTGGCGAATACGCTCATTAACTGTTCCTCATATAGGGTTGAATTGGGCAACCAGCTTGTGGACAACAAGACTGCGGCAGATAAACTTTATCACACTTAGAACATCTAATTGAAGCCTGACCAATCGGTGCTTGGGCTGGGTATACGGGCATTGGCGAATAATTTTTGGCGGCATTAAACCCGTCATTCCATCCACGTTGCCATCCACGCTTATAGTCGTCTGACTCACTCATTAACTGTTACCTCTATTCCCATACTACCATCTTATATCGTTCTTTAGATATGCCGAAGTAATTACACTTATACTCTGATTGTTGGAAAAAGTCAAGCGAATACCACTCGTCTTTCCGTTTCAATATCTCTTTGGCAGCATCGTCCCAGTCTATCGATAATAGAATGGGTTCAACACTGTGTTTTGCTTCGTTGATTTCGTCGTGATTGAAGCCGTCATATTCCCAGTGCAACACCTCAAAGGTATTGCCGTCCGAATCGTAATAGTCCATGGAAAAATCAAGGCCCCATTTGGGTTTGATATTTAGCAGTTTATGATACGCTGGATAGGTTTTTGCCCAGGTTTCTAACTGTTCTCGAGCGGGGCCTTTATACCCCTTACGCTCAAACAGAAGGGCATGATTCAGAACAGCCCCTTCGTTCTTGTAGGGCTGCTCGAACCATGTCTGTCGTATTGCTACTCTGTGAGGCTTGTGGACTACAACCGAGTGGTCATTCCGATCTGCATACATTCTTTCGACAGGGGAAAGGTCGTAACCACCTTGGTCGAATAGATCAGACGTGACGTAGGGATACGGACCCTTCATGCGAAGAGGCGTGACCCAGTATGGATCGCTGTTAAACTTACTCTCTTTCAGAATAAGATCGATCAACTAGTCTCTTCCTCGACAAACTCGACTTGATGATAGGCCACCACACGACTGCTCTGCACACCCTCGTGCTCGAGCACGAGTTCTGTAGCAGTGCTGCCTTCCCGTCTGTGTAGGGATATGAGACGATACTTCTTTCCAGCATCTTCCCAGTAGTCGGTGTTCAATGTAACGTAATCCATGATATATCCTTATTAGCGACCCTGTCCACGATACGCCTTGAAGGTTCTCTTCTTGTGCTTATTCATCGAAGAGAACTTCGGGCGTCTCGTGTCCTGTGAAGTTCCTGTTACAATTTTGGTATGAAGTTGCTTTGCTGAAATCGATTTAGCCATCGAATACTCCTGTTAAATTTTACAAGAGTCACAATCCTCATCATCTAGTTGCCCTTGTGCTAGTGGGTTGAGTTCTTCAATTTCACCAGCACCATCAAAGGTGTTGAAGTAGTACAGAGTCTTACCACCGTACTTGTAATGCATAAGAATGTGTTTAATCATCTCTGACATCGGGATCTTCTCATCCTCATAGTGACGAGGATTGTAAGAGGTGTTTACCGAGATCGCTTGATCAATAAACTTCTGTAGTACTGCCATGATCTTCAGATAGCCTTCCGGTGTCTTCTGATCCCATAGTAGTTCGTATTTATTCTTTAGCTTCTGTATGCCAGGAACAACCTGCTTGAGCACGCCATCCTTTGACTGCTTGATCGATACAAGAGCACGTGGTGGTTCAATTCCATTAGTCGAGTTACTGATCTGAGCAGATGTCTCGGCAGGCATAAGAGCCATCAGAGTCGAGTTGCGAATGCCTTTCTCGGCTGCTCGTTCACGAAGATCATTCCAATCCATTCTGTATTCTGGATTTACGAGCTCGTCAACTTCTTTCTTGTATGTGTCAATAGGCATTAGACCTTCGCTATACTTAGTCTCATACCATTTGCCACACTGCCCTACTTCTTCTGCAAGATCAACAGATGCCTTGATTAGGTAGTACGACCAAGCTTCGGCGTACTCATGAACCAGATCAAGGTTAGGATTGGAATAATTGCTATCATTCTTAGCCAACCAATAGGCGAAGTTAATAATGCCAACTCCAAGAGGACGGCGAGCCATAGTGCCCAGTTGGGCAGCTCGAACCGGGTAACTTTGGTAATCGAGGAGCGCGTCGAGTGCTCTAACGGCGAGCGTACACGGCTTCTCAAAGTCACTTGGCTTCTTGATCTTGCCCCAGTTGATGGCCGCAAGTGTACAGAGTGAAATCTCTCCGTCTTCATCATGAATGTCCTTTAGTGGTGTTGTTGGAAGTGTAATCTCACAGCAGAGATTGCTCATCTTGATCGGCGCTGCTGTTGTGAAGGATCCATGCTCGTTGGCATGGTCGACATTCATCAGATAGATTCGACCTGTGTCTTTTCGTTCTTGGACAAAGGTTGAGAAGAGATCAATCGCAGGGATGGTCTTTTTTCTGATTTTGGTGGAGCGCTCGTACTTTTCGTAGAGCGTACGGAACTCATCAACGTCTGAAAAGAACGCTCGGTACAGATCCGGGCAATCATGAGGCGAGAAGAGGGTGATATTACCTCCAGAAAGAAGTCTTTCATACATTACCTTATTAAACTGGACTCCGTAGTCCAAATGACGAATACGATTGTCCTCAGTGCCTTTGTTGTTCTTGAGGACTAGAAGGTCCTCGACTTCGAGGTGCCAGATGGGGTAATAGAGCGTAGCCGCTCCTCCACGGACGCCCCCTTGGGAGCACGATTTGACAGCAGTTTGAAAATGCTTATAAAAAGGAACAACTCCAGTATGAGAAGCATCCCCATTACGAATGGGACTGCCAATAGCCCTAATAGAGCCACCACCAATACCGATTCCAGCTTTCTGACTAACGTACTTGACAATAGCGGAAGCAGTAGCGTTGATTGAATCCAGAGAGTCATCGGTCTCAATAAGGACACACGAGCTGAACTGACGTTGAGGAGACCGTACACCAGCCATAATAGGGGTGGGAAGAGAAATATCAAAAGTAGATAGAGCATCATAAAGTTCCTTGACCCACTTTAGTCGGTCTGTCTTATAGTTTTGGAAAAGAGTCATGGCGATCAGCATGAAAGCCATCTGCGGAGTTTCATAGAACTTGTTAGTCACACGATTGCGGATTAGATACTTACCACGGAACTGCTCCATGGCTGCATAGGTCAGAAGGTCATCGCGGGTATGATCAATGTACTTGTTGAGTTCGTCCCACTCACCACTTGTATAAGATAATCCCAATTCTGGGTCATAATATCCTTGAATCATTACTTTAAGGTAATGTGCGTTCAACCAATCAGGCTCGTACTTACCATATACTTCCTTGCGGAGGTGATAGTTGATTAGTCGACCAGCCACATATTGGTAGTTAGGAGTTTCTTCTGAGATAAGGTCTGCTGCAGCTTTGATAAGCGTTTCTTGAATGTCAGTAGACTTGATTCCATTATAAAACTGAATATGGGTCTTCATCTCGAGCAGTGAAGATGAGACGCCCGAAAGCCCCTCACAGGCAAAGTTGGTAACGCGATGGAACTTATCGAGGTCAAGTTCCTCTTTTTGTCCATTGCGTTTTGTTACTTGAATCATTTTTTATCTTTCCTAACTGTAGCTTTATATATC